TGTAAACATGTTTGGTAGTTACAATGTGGGCCTAGTGTGTACCAATCACACATACGCAAGTCAAGACATGTTTGATCCTGATGATAAGATTTCCGGCGGTCAAGGCTTCATCTATGCCAGCAGTATCGTTGTGGCCATGAAGAAACTCAAACTCAAAGAGGACGAGGATGGCAACAAGATCACAGATGTGATGGGTATCCGAGCTGCTTGCAAAGTAATGAAAACACGCTATGCAAAACCCTTCGAAGGTGTGCAGGTCAAGATTCCTTATGAAACAGGAATGAGTCCTTATTCAGGCATGGTGGATCTCATGGAGAAACGCAATCTCTTAAAGAAGGAAGGCAACAGCCTGGTGTTTGTGACCAGCGATGGTGAGATCATCAAGAAGTTCCGCAAGAAGTGGGAAGCCAATGAAGAAGGCTGCTTGGATCGCGCCATGGCAGACTTTGGCAATCAGAAAACTGAAGTAAGTATCGTTGAGGAGGCAGCAGAATGAATGAAGCAGTAGCAGTGGCCAGCGAGATGTGGTCAGAACTCAAGCGTTATGTAAACACAGTGGATCGTGATGAAGCAGCCGAAACAGTGGTGGCCATCCTGATCGACAACGACTGTGATGTGGATGATATCAAGGACACATTCAAAGGTGATGCTGATATCAAACGTGCCCTCACAGCATATCTCGACAACGATCGATCCTACGAAGACGAGGATGATGAAGAGGTCGAGGAAGAAGAAGATCATCACGCCGACGACTGGGAAAACTAATGTGGTACAGCAAGGTAGTGGCCAACTTGGCGGCCATTCCTGATTTCATAGACCATTACGAAGCAGAGCTTGATGCAGCCAAACGAGATTGCAAGATCTCGGGTGTGCTGGAAAAAAACATCACTGCTCTGCCCGGTATCACGGAACAACGCTTCAATCAACTGCAAGAAATTGAAGCGGTTCTAAACTATCTCAACATACAACTACGCAAGATACGCCGGAAACACTTTCAGAAGTATCTTGAAGGCTATGCCCGTGCTCTCACTAGTCGTGATGCTGAAAAGTACGCCGAAGGTGAAGATGAAGTGGTGGACTTTGAAACCATCATCAACGAAGTGGCCCTGCTAAGAAATCGCTGGTTGGGTATCATGAAAGGGTTAGATACCAAGCAATGGCAGATGGGCCATGTGGTTCGACTACGCACAGCAGGCATGGAAGATATTACAGTATGACCATTTCGCGTGATACATACTGTTATGAAACGCACCGCATTTGTAACAGGCATGACCGGCCAAGACGGTCCTTATCTCGCTCGACTACTGATCCAAAAAGGCTACCATGTGTATGGCCTTGTGAAACGCTATAGCAACCCCAACTTAGACAACATCAAGTGGTTGGGCATTGAGAACGATATTGAGTTGATCACCGGTGATATCACCGACGAAAACAACATGAATCATCTCATGCAAACTCTCAAACCTGCAGAAGTATACAATCTTGCAGCACAGAGTTTTGTGGGCGCCAGTTGGGATCTCAACAAGCTCACCACAGAAGTAAACTCCATTGGTGTGCTGAACTTGCTCAACGCCATACGCACTCATAGTCCTAACACACGCTTCTATCAAGCCAGTACCAGTGAGATGTTTGGTAATGCCACCGAAGCAGGTGCCCAGGGCGAGCATACGCCATTCCGCCCAAGAAGCCCATACGGCGTGAGCAAGTTGTACAGTCATTGGATGACCATTAACTTCCGTGAAAGCTACAGCCTATACGCCTGTTCTGGTATCTTGTTCAATCATGAAAGCCCGTTGCGTGGCCGTGAGTTTGTCACACGCAAAGTCACAGATGGTGTTGCCCGTATCAAGCTAGGGCTTGAAGATTCTATCACACTAGGTAATCTTGATGCGCGTCGTGATTGGGGATTTGCCGGCGACTTTGTGGAAGCCATGTGGCTCATGCTACAACAACCCACGGCCCGCGATTATGTGATTGCCACTGGTGAGCAGTATAGCATTGGTGAACTATGTGATGTGGCATTTCGACACGCGGGCATTGCGGATTGGCAAACATTAGTTAAGTCTGACCCACGATTCAAACGCCCTGCTGAACTGTACAGTCTGCATGGTGATAGTTCCGCGGCTAGAAACATACTGGGATGGAAACCAAGAACCAACTTTGCTACCATGATCCAGGACATGGTGGATGCTGATCTAAAGAGACTTCAACAATCTACTCAAGGGTAATCCAGCTGCAATCTCACCCAGTGTCCACTCTGTGTGACACAGTTGTTCCAACCACTCTGATCTTTCGGGCATGCGTGGTTTTTCTATGAAAGCAAAGTCTGTGTTGGCCACTGGCACGGCCATGCTATCCGCACCCACAAATGCTGGTACACCATCAATGATGGCTTGACTGCCCGGACCAGAGTTTTCATTTACCACGGCCCAGGCACGGCCTAGACTGCCACGGAAATCAAACTCATCATAGGTTCCACGCAGAGCCTGTGGTTGTTGTATCTGTACACCGGGTATGGGCTTCAATCGCTGTCTGGGATGTGGACGCACCACAATTGGTCTATCGGTATGTTCGCGTATGCGATTCACGGTGTGTTCAAGCCATTGTTCAGCAGCGGGTAATGCTGCCCACTGCTCACTGTCTGTTCGCTGCATGGCAATCAAGATGTGATCGCCTTGATGCCATGGTTGCAGCCTCATTGCGAGTTTATCGGCTCGCCCTGATTCCGTTCCTTCACCCCATTGGGCACGAGCATTTACACCATTGATGCCCAGTTTCCAGGTCACACCGCGCATGAGTTGCCCAACTTCCAACACTATAACTGGCCGTCCTGCTGAGGTGAACTCTTGCCATACAGCACGATTTGGAGCCATGCGCCCGGTCCATAACTGACTCCAGACCACTGCTACATCTGCTGCGGAGTTGTGTTCGGTAACTCGTTGGCCGTTCTTTTTGCAACCAGCAGCAAATGCTTCAAACACCGGTCCTGAGTTTAACGCGCCAAATCTATTAAAAATACTGATGTTCATAATATGTAGTAAATAGTTATCGGAAACCATCAATGTACAAAATAAACTCACTTTGGTATAGCCCTGAACCACCAGATGGTTGGTTTAGTGTACGACTACAGGAACAAGTTGATATACATTATCAACAACGCTATCGTTACTACATCTTTAACAATATCCCAAGAAAACGAACCATGATCGACATTGGTGCCAACATCGGCATCTTTGCTCGCCCCTCGGCAGAACTGTTTGAACAAGTGGTTTGCTTTGAGCCAGTATTCAAAAACTTTGAAGTCTTGCAAAAAAATCTAGAAAATTATAACAATGTAGAATTGCATAACTTAGGGCTCGGCGATAAAGATCAAATAGTAACATTCGAATTACAAACTCTTAAATGTGGACACACCAAACAAGTTGAAGAGTTTGTCCCCAATCCTGAGTTTGAAAAACATACTGGAGAACTAACTACACTGGATCGATTCAATTTTCAATCAGTTGACTGGATCAAGATCGATGTTGAAGGTTTTGAAAATGCAGTGTTAGAAGGCAGTCGTGACACTATACAACGGAATCGACCCTGGTTGTTGTTAGAGAACAACGGGCAACAAGAACAGCATCGACAATGGCTCAATGACCTATGCGGACCTTACATCGCCTCTTCAGTAAAGAGCAAAACCAATACTATATGGATTCCACAATGACCAAATATGCAGTAGTGACCACATTTAACCAATTGGGCTACGACAAGTATGCCAACCGGATGATCGACACATTCTTAAAGACCTGGCCTCAAGAAGTTGATCTCTATGTGTATACAGAAGATTGTGCGGTCACACAAACAGCTCCGAACCTGCATGTGCGAAACTTACATGAAGTCAGTCCAGAAATTGTTGCATTCAAACAGCGATGGGGGTCTGATCCTCGAGCCCGAGGTGAAGTGGCCACAGGACCCATGGATGCCAAAGGCAAAGCACCTGGCCTGGGATTCCGTTGGGATGCCATACGCTTCAGTCACAAAGCATACAGTGTGTTTCATGCTGCTGCCAACTGCTCATCAGATGTGCTGTTTTGGATGGATGCCGACATGGTGTGCCATACACCTCTTCACACTGCATTTCTACTGCTACAGATGCCTAGCACAGTGGGCCTGGCCTACTTGGGTAGAGAAAAGAAGTTCAGCGAATGTGGGTTGTATGGCATGAATCTAAATAACTCTATTACCCGACTGTGGTTGAAAGAGTTCCAATTGGCATATGATTCGGGCCGCCTAATGACCATGGCTGAATGGAATGATTGTTGGGTGTTTGACGAAACTAGAAAAGAAGTGCAGGCTCAACATCCCGAATGGCAAGTGTTAAACTGGAGTCAAGGATTGATCAAAGGCGAAGGACATCCACTGATCAACACCCCCTGGGGCGCATATCTAGATCACCTCAAAGGCAACAGAAAGAACACAGGGCGTAGCAACCACAAGGATCTCATACGCCCCAGGCGTGAATCTTATTGGTCGTCGGTGTCGTCTTGATTGTATTCGGCCTTTGAGTGCTTGGCCTTGTAGTGTATGAGATGATCGCCTAGTATAGTATGACGCAGTGGAGTTTTGTATTTCTTGCCAAAATCCTCACATAGATCAAATACCTGCGCTTTGGGTACTGTTAATAACGCAGCACCAAACACATCGTTGTCATAGAATCTACGCAGGTCGGCATAATCTCGTTGGTGATATCGGCGGCAGTATTCTGCTCTGAATGTGGCAAAATCTTCATGTTGAGTGTTCACAGCAAAAAAACCAGTTTCGGGTACTAACCAATCGCCCGGATTACCGCCTTTGTCTAGAGTGTATTTCACACCCATATATGCTGAAAGATGCCCGGGCTTGAGCACCCTTTGTAACAGTTCGATAGGCAATGATTGAACAGTGATCACATCTGCATCTAACCATATGACCCAGTCTGCTGTGCTGTGATGCATGGCATGCATCACGCTGTAGGCTTTTTTGGCAAACTTTTTCATGCTCTGATTTAAACCGGGTTCCAATTGATATTTTTTGTAATCCGCATGTAATTTTGAAAAAGTAATCTGCTGTATACGGTCATGTTTTGGTAGACGGAATTCTTCCACATAACAAGTAAGCGATAGTTCTTCAGGCCAATGTTCTAGGAAACTGCTCACACAGTCTTTACCAATAAGGTCGTAATACAGTTTATTAAAACTGGTGATTACTTGTATCATTTCTTTGCCCATTTCTTCATGTGTGCCCAGCATGCGCCTGAGCGAAGTTCTTCGTGGCTCCAGTGAAATTGACTGATTCGTTGCGCCCATGCTTCACGGTCGGGCATGAGTGGATTTTCTATGCGGTTGATGCCTGTGGTGGCCACGTCATGTGCTTGACTGCGT